AGTTTTGCGTGATTAGTCTTAAAATCTTTCAATAAAGCTTGATAATTTATATTTACACTGAGACTATATAGATTCGTGCATACACCAAACTCTTTAGGATGCTCTTCTTCTAAAAGAGAGATTTTTTTAACAAGCCTGTCATAGTTTTTGTTGAAATTTTCTAAAATGACATCATAAAATTGTTTAAACATGTTTGGTAATGTTCCGCTTTTCTTGTCTATCATTTTCAATATTGCTATTTCATAGTTTTTATAGGTAATAATCTTGTTATACTTATCAAAATCTGCATGTTGTTCTGTAACACCTGGTTCATTTAGTAACGGTTTATCTGTAAGAATTGAACATAACGTTACCAGAACCGAGCTTATGGTTTGACATGCCGACCAACCCTCACCTCTCCACGTGTTCAATAGTGAGAGACACACTTTACCATTTCTGTAAAGATTTGGATTAAACCTTACATGACCATCTCCAGTGCAGAATTTGAAAACAGGTGGAGCATGAGGATAATTATCCGGATAAGTAATCTCAAATAGATAAGCTCCAGAATCATATAATGATCCCTCCGGACCAAACACCATAGCATATCCTTTCAATATATCATTCTCGTCATGCCTATAATAAATTCCTTGAGAATCTAGGGGATTTTTGTAAATATTCTTGACATCACTCAACAAACGCTTAGTAGTGGCGGAACTTATGAACTTTTTTTCGGAGTTCTCTCTTTTTTCCGACATTTTATTAATACTATAAGCGAGTTACGTTTATATCAAAATCAAAATCAATAACACGATATTTTATTTTATTGTAAAAAATTGAGATAAAAATTCTCCGCTATATATATTCAAATGCCATCAGCCACTGGAAACTTTCCTGACTTTTTAAAACGTTACCTTATCCCACGTGGTGAAAAAAAAACTATTACACATACCAGGATAGGTTATGAAGGACCATTAGGCCCTAAGATTTGGGGAGGTGCTTACCATATTCCGTCAGAAGCAATGGATGACTTTTACAAACTATATCACAAGCATATATTTGAACACAGGAAAGAGGAATATCTCACAGAGGTTCAACTAAGGGAGACGGGAACAGGTCCGATTCTTGTTGACATTGACTTTCGTTATGACTCAAGTGTGACCAAAAGGCAACACACAGAGGATCATATTCTTGACCTACTATACCTTTACTTGGAAGAAATCAAGAAGTTGCTTGTCCTTAAGGGCGAAGAGTTCCCGGTATATGTGTTAGAGAAAGAAAAGGTAAATGTCCTCTCGGACGGCTCACTCACAAAAGATGGAATTCACATCATCATCGGAATCCAAATGGACCATACATTGCAGACTATTCTTAGGGAACGAGTCCTTGCAGAGATCAATACAACCTGGAGCGACATTAGTGAAATTATTATCAATGAAGATGGGTGGAATGGTGTCCTTGATGACGGGATAAGTAACGGATATACTAATTGGCAGCTTATATGCTCAAGAAAACCTCATAACCAAGCATATCAACTAACACAGTATTATCTGTTCACATATGATGAGGAAGCAAGTGAATTTGAAGCCGATGCAACAGTAAAAGCAAAGGATTTTGATATGAAGAACAATATGCATAAGCTTTCTGCAAGATATGATAAACACCCTAAGTTTGAGATCAATGACATGGTGTTAGAAGATTATAATAGACGCAAGGGTAAAGGAAAAAGCGGAGGTAGCGGACCTAAGTCTACATTTAGGATTTCCACTGAGTTTAGACCTGAAAGATTCAGTAGCACTGAACAGATTGAGGCGTGGTGTGAAAAACTGTTCAATGAACTCACTATTGAAGAATACATTATCAAGGAAACTCATGATTATACCATGATACTGGATGAAAAATATTATGATCCATATCACGAATGGTTAAAAGTAGGCATGGCTTTGAGAGAGACCAGTCATAAGCTATTCCCTACATGGCTTCTATTTAGTGCAAAATCTAGCAAGTTTAAATTTGACAATATTTCAGATATGGCAAAAAAGTGGCAGGAATTCGCTGATCATAGGAGCGACAATCCTGTTGCAGTTGGTTCTATCCGATACTGGGCACGTCACTGTGACGAGAAGAAATTTATTGAGGTTCGTGATAAGACTGTTGATCATCATATAAATGAAACAATTAAGACATACACTGACTATGATGTTGCATCAGTATTGTATGCGCTTTATAAGGATCGGTTTATTTGTGCAAGCATTAGGAACAATTTGTGGTATGAGTTTAAGGATCACAGATGGCATGAGATAGACTCTGGTGTTTACTTGAGACAGAAAATGTCTACCGCGCTTCATCCTTTGTATGTGCTCAAGGCGCATAACCTAACTCAGACAATAGTAAATGGAGAGGCATCCGATACACAACATTTGTGTCCACTTGCACGAAAGACAGCTGAGATTTGCAACAAGCTGAAACAAACTACAACTAAGAATAACATCATGAAGGAGGCGAAAGAGATATTCTACGACAGTAAGTTTCTTGAGAAGATTGATACTAATCCATATCTTCTCTGCTTTACAAATGGGATCTTTGATTTTAAGGAAGGTGTGTTTCGTGACGGGCGTCCTGAAGACTACATGGGAATCTGCACTAACATCCCCTACCGTCCGATTGCATATTATGAAAAAAATGCCCCAAATGATCTCAAGAACATCCGAGAATTTATTGAAATGTTGTTCCCTGTGAAAGAGTTGCGAGACTATATGTGGGAGCATCTTGCGTCATGTCTCATTGGCACAAATAGTAATCAAACATTCAACATTTATACAGGAACTGGTGCAAATGGTAAATCTAAACTCGTTGAGCTGATGGGAGCTATCCTTGGCGACTACAAAGGAACCGTTCCGATTACTCTTATTACACAGAAACGTAATACAATTGGTAGCACGTCTTCGGAAGTTGCACAGCTTATTGGTAAGCGACTTGCTGTAATGCAGGAACCATCAAAGGGTGACCGTATTAATGAGGGTATCATGAAGGAAATTACAGGAGGAGATCCTATTCAGGCTCGTGCATTGTTTAAAGATACTATTACATTTACACCTCAGTTTAATCTTGTTGTCTGCACAAATGAGATGTTTGATATTACTTCTAATGATGATGGCACGTGGCGCAGAATCAGAGTTGTTGACTATATGTCCAAGTTTATTGATAATCCATATGAAACATCTGAGTTTCCACGTGAAGATTATCCATACCAATACGAGGTTGACCGTCACATTGACGAAAAATTTCAGGTCTGGTGTGAGCCTATGGCAGCGATGCTCGTTGAGATTGCCAACAAGACTCAAGGTGTTGTAAAGGACTGTGAAATTGTTAAGGCGAAGGGTCAGAAATATCGTGAGAGTCAGGACTACTTGTCTGCATTCATCAAAGAAAAGATCATGAAAAGTCCTGGCGACAAATTGATGAAGACAGTGCTTCATCGTGCATTCAAGGAGTGGTATACCGATTCTATTGGTAAGAATGTTCCAAAAGGACGAGAACTTGATGCGTTTATGGAAAAGAAGTTTGGTGCATACAAAAATGGATTCCATAATATTCGTATTATGACAGAATCAGATGATATCTCTGGTAACTGTATATAATTATAAAAACATACATGACAAAAATGTAAAAAATATAGAACAATACATTATATATTTTTTATAGATCCATGTAGACATCTCTTGGTGACTTTTTATACAAGAAATTTATTATTGCTAGTATGCCCTGTGCTACTAGGGCCATTAGTTTAGGATATAATCCCATCAGCCCGTAGTATCCTATCAAGGTGATCCATTTATTATGAGTAGTGAAGTTATTACGATATTGGAACAATATTACTACATATGTTAAATACACAATAACGTATATTATTAAGAGCATGAATGTATACCATCTTATATTTTCTAGTGCATTTGATTCATAATATGTTTTTCTCTCATCGGTGAGATTCTTGGTTATCTTTTTGTCTATCTCATCCTTTATCTTTTCATTCTGGACATTATATGACTGTTTCAATACATCAATATTATCATTATATGTTACAGTGCTGTCGTATATATATATAAGTGATTTAGTCCTTTCACTTAAGCTATCAAACTTTTTTTCATAGTTTTTCACATGAGGTCTAGCTTCTTCTTCATAGTGTAGCATTCTTTTATCTTGCATTTTGCTGGGACTGCCATATAATAACTCACTGTATCTATCAAGACTGCTTTTATATAAGTTTTTCGCAATTTGTTCAAGATTTTTAGACTTAATCAAATCGTTTGCTATTTTTATTTTGTCTTTTCTATTCATACATTTATCTCCGCCTGGTTCACCTGGTTGACATATCTTATTATTCTCTTTGTCTATTAGATAATCCTCATAAACACTTTTTGTTATGCCTACATCGGTTAATAATTTCTGTGAATTGGCTGCAGTTGGCCAACCTGCTAAACTCTGCGTTCTATACTTCTTAATAGTTGCATCAATACTATCATCAGAATCTTTATTTATATCACTCATTGATATAAATAACCTAGAAATTAAAATCCTTCAAAAGAGATTATATCTACATTGTCGCCTCCACACATGTTGTTTTGCAATGTATCCATATTGCAAATTACTGCAGCCTTGTTAGTAGCCTTGGAGGACAATGAACTGCCACCGGTAAATGCATATGTCGGAGCAGGTTTTGGCATTCTTGGTACGGGAGCAGGGTTCAACAGATTTATGTTAGAAAACCCGTCCTTAGATGCATCATCCATGGTCGCGTCTTTTGGTCCACCTGTTTGATGAACTGGTCCAACAGCTTCTCCATTAGGCAATACACAGCGCTTTTTCTTTTTATCATATTTAATTCCATGCGTCTCGCAACATTGGGCACCAATACATCCTAGTCCTAGCGACTTTTCCAACTTCTTCTCAAGATATTCCTTTGTGCCCTTGGGGAAAAACTCGCCCATATGCTTCTTGTTGTAAGAAACAATACGATCCTTACTTGCGCCATCTCTGAAGTTATATTCATCGTAGTTCATATTGTCACGTGAACTGATGTCTAGTAGTTTTCTGAAAACCAAAACTATTGCCACTACTAAAGATATGATTACACCCCATGCTCTAATCTTCTTAGATATCATATTGTATCGGAATAGAATTGCAATTACTAGGAAGGGAACGCATGAAAATGCTAAAATCTTCATTAGTTGAGCATGAGCTTTGTAACGTTTTCCATAGTATGTGTTGATCTCCACCAGACGCATCTGATTATGCTTTGCTTCTTCAAGATTATCTGCCTTTGTTTGAATATTTACTAGTTCGCTTGACATTACATCGGACAGTGTTTTCTGATTAACAAGATCTGCACGAGTTTCACTTACAGTTGTCTGCAGATCTACATAGGCATTTCCTAGTTGTTTGTATAGTGCGCTACGATTTTCTCCTAAATTTTTTAGTTGAGTTAAAACATCGTTCTGAACCTGTTCTAACGTAGTCATAGAAACTTTCAGCTGCGCCTTTACATTACTGTCGGCATTTTCTGCCTGTGACTTAATAACATTTATCTGCGAAGCTAAATCTTCCAGATTCCCGTAGAGATCTTCTTCTTGTTTATCCAAAGTCTTAATTTCGTTAAGTATTTGAACCCTTCTTGAGTCTACACTTTCAGATTGCGCGTTTACTGCATCTTTACTCATTACTAAATCGTTTGGATTAAATCTTCCACTAACATCGTCAGACATTTATTATATATTATAAAGAAATATAATAAATATTAATTTTGCTTCATGCTAATTATTATTTCCTTCTAAAAGCTAAAATTCCAAGCATTATACTTATGGCTAGTATTCCCCATACAATATAGCGATAGTTCTGATGCACTAACTTAAGATCAGAATCTGTTCTCATTGCAGCCGAAACATGATCTTTCTCAATATCTTCCATTATTTTCAAATAGTGATGATAGTCTTCTGAGTCCTCTCCAAATCTGTTCTTCTGCTCTATGATCTTCTTGATCAATAGATCTTGCGTGCTCTGCAAATTATTAATATTGTTTTGCATATCACGACCAGCTGTGTCACGGAGTTTTTTGATGTCATCAAACATTTTCTGGCGCATGC